CCACATACATAGCGCAAATGCCACGGTTCGCTTGGCACTACTTCCCAACTAAATCCGAAATCTTTAACATTTGCAATCAGCCAGTTGAGGCGCTTTGGATCGCTTGCTGAATGAACATCAACTGCCAAGCCGAGATTATGCTGCGATTTACCCGGTGTAGCGAGCATCGCCATCCCTTTTTTGAGATACCAAGTTTTGCCTTCAAATGTTTTTGTGCTTGTACCTGCCACTGGCTCAAGTTGGTAGCGGGTCAAAAATCCTTTTTTCTGGCTTTCATAATCGCGGTATGTGTCGCCGCTGGAGGTCGGTTTGAGTTCAACGCCTTGTTTTTTTGCGCGATCAACCATTGCTTCCCACGCGTATGACGCGATGTGATGCATTTTCCCACCACCGGGGACGGCGCGAAGAAGGGATGCGGGGAGTTTGCCGGGTTCAACTCCGTCAAGATCTTTAGGCATTTTTACGGGAACAATGTAGTCCCAAGCGACTTTTGACATTGGAAAACCTTTACATATTATGGGGTAGAACTTAAATATTATACACCATAAGATATATTACATTAATTGTTGTCAGGTTCCCGCATGTGAAGATACATGGCTGCCACGAGAGCAAGAACGGAGGAGATCCCTGCAATTGTTTGAATATTGCCCGAGAGGGTCAAATAAACAACCAATGAGCCCGAAATAGTGAAACCCAAATTAAATAAACCGTAAACAAATTTTTTCATAAAAAGACCCCAATCTAAAATTTTAACTCCATTATTATACCTGAAAATACTTAACTGCTTTATCCACTCAACACCATCCCAAGCAAGTTCACCGTTCGGTTCTTGTTCCTCTTCTTTACGAGTGGCAACATTCTGATCAGACGGGCTTCCAGAGCCACCAGATGGAGCGCCACCACCAGACGAAGGACTCATACCACCAGCCGCTGTTATCGCACCAGCGACCGCCACAGCGGCGCCTACGGCAATAACAGTTCTACGATCACCAACATTGATCTCAGAACCCAAAGCAACATAGGTGTCAAACACACCAGCGAAAACATTGATTTCTTCTTCAAACGCCTCTTTTACATCTGTAGGCGCGCCCGCAAGTGCCTCGGCAATAGCGGAACCTTCTTCTTGCGAGACCTCGGCAACAACGACCGCATCAAACACTTCTGTTGCTTGCGACCCGTCAATACTTTCAAGCACTTTGGGGCTTGTTGCCAGTTCCGTCGCTTGTTCCGCATCCACACCACCTTCTTGTTCAATGATTAAAGTGACTACCTCGGCAACCTGCTCTTTAGAAATGACATCTGATTCAAGGACTTCAACAACCGCAGAAAACTTTTCGGCATCAAGTTCTGTTTCTAAAACGGCAGTAAATGTTTCAATCAAAACTTCGTCGGTTACAACCTCATCAAAAATGGCGTCAATTACTGTGCCAAACTCTTCTGCATCAAGTTCACCCTTGAGAATGTCTTGAGCCAATTCAATTGTTTCTTCGTCTGAAAGGTCGTCATCAAATACGGCATCAAAAACTGCGGTTAATTCTTCTCCCGATAGGTCTGCTTCTAAAAGGTCATCTACAACTGCGCCCATTTGATCAACTGACGCTTCTTCGCTAAACACCGCTTCCATCACAGATACAAGTTGCTCTGGTTCAAGAGTTTCAGACAGCAACGATGTAAGAACTTCTGTTACCTGTTCTGTGTCTGAAATATCTTCAAACACTTTGTCCAGTACGGCTTCAAACTGCTCATCAGAAATATCTGCATCAATGAACGATCCAAGAACTTCCGCAACATCCTCAGCATCGGTTAAATCGTCAAAAATAACATCAACCGTTTTCGCAAAATCTTTATCGGATATGTCAGTAAAATCAACATCCGCTATCACTTCGGCAATATCTTCAGCAGAAGCATTATCTGGCAACTCTGTTAATTCGTCTGGAAGACCTATAGAATTGTCTGATGGATTATCTACTGTTCCCGTTTCAGGTTCTGTGGGCTCTACTTCTATTAGCGGTAAAGTTGTTTCTGTTGATCCCCACTCTTCTGGAATGGTCGTTGCTGTTTCTTCGGTTTCAGGCAATGTTTCTTCTGGAGGCGTCACCGGGGTGGTTGGCTCTACAATTATTGTCGGTGTCGTCGGTGGTGTGGTTGTATCGGCAGTGTCTCCGCCGTCCTCCCCGCTTCCCGTATCTCCAATAGGAACAGTAGTCGTTGTTGTTGATGTAGTTGTGGTTGATGTAGTTGTAGTAGACGGTGGTGTTCCAATTGCGATTGATGCTTCACTTGTGAAAGCAGAATATTTACCGTAGGTGTCATTGTCTGAACGAATTTTGAATCTCCAAGTTGAACCAGATGCAACACCAAATCCATCAAAATAAGATTCCGCAAATGTATATTCTGTATTTAGGGCATTGGCATCACCAACATTCCCAGTCGCAACACCCCAGCCAGCGAGATCGCCTGTTGTAAAAAAGATTGCGTAACGCTCTACGGGGTATCCACTTACGACTGGCGCGTCCCAGTCAAGAACAATATTTGATCCACTTTGAGTGACTGTCAGATTTGTTGGGTTACCTACACTGTCGGGGAAAGTGTTGGAACTTTGCGTAAAGACAGTTCCAGTCGTGTATGGACGAGCAGTCCCTTGAACATTAGATGTTCCATTCCATTGGTAGTGGCGAACCCAAACTCCGTTTGCATCCCACGAGTTACCAGTAATAGTCACCCACGATTGATTTTTTTGACCGTTGTTGTATCCATCATCAAGATAAATTGAAACACCATTATTTGTGAATGTGTTGCCAGTTATCAGACGGTTGTCTGTCCCCATGTTGAATGTGGTTGGGATCCAAGAGTTGTGATAAATACCAATGCCGTTACTTGTAAAAGTTGAATTAAGTATTTGAGTGCGATTCAAGCCAGTGACATTGGCGCCGTAACTATTACTTGTAAATTGTGAGTTTTGAATTTTGGTAAAACGATAGTTGTTAATGCCGTAAGTATTGTTTGTAAATACGCTGTTGATTACATAAGTTTTGTTTTGAAACACCGAGTCTGGCTCACTCGCCCAAGTCGTGATGCCAGTAGCAAGTTGTGGTGTTGAGCCGTAGTCGCCAGCAATACCAATATTGAGGTAATCAAAAGTACAGTTTGTGTATGTCGCTGTACTCCCCCCGTTATTATTAAACACAGCAGAGCCACTATTCATTCCTGTGAAGCGAATGTTGGTGGCGTTCACCGTTCCTTGACCGTTAAATATCAGACCGCCATTGGTTGCTTGACCTTGTTTCAGGGTCATGTTGGATATTGTCAATGTTCTTCCCGATGCGACATTGAAAGGTCGGTACAGGTTGTTGCCATCAATCACGGTTTGTGTTCTGCCGTTTCCAGTGACTGTGAGGCTTTGTGTTATCTGTGGCAGAGCGCTAGTAAGGGTAATTATGCCGTCAACAGTAAAAGTGATTGCGTCATATATCCCACCAGAAGTCGCATTTGCTTGAGTGATCGCCCAACGAAGTGTTCCACTAGCAGTTGTATCATCAAGGCTTGATACGACTAAAGATGTTGGGGCGGGAATATCGTTAGGGACAAAGGAGATAGTTGAGCCATATGCAGAGCCAGAAGCATTAGTTACTTTCAAACGGAAGTAGTAAGTAGTTGAACCAGTTAACCCTGAAACAACCGTTGACACCGTTGAAATAGATGTACCAGTAAAAGTCCCCGATACAGGAACATCAACTACGGTTCCAGAGAAGTCGGATGTTGTGCTGTATTGGAATGTGGCAGTGGAACTAAAACCGTTAGGGTTCAAAGTCCCTGAGAGAGTCACAGGACCATCATCAACAGAAACTGTTGGTTCTTCGGATGAGACTATCGGCGCGGTAGCGGCAAGAGTGTCAAATGCAAATGACGCAGATTCGGTTGTGCCAGTTTCGTTAGTAGCAACAACTTTTGCATAATAGGTCTCGCTTGGATCAAGACCAGTCATATCTGCTTCAGCCGTTAATTCATCGCTACCAGTAAATGTCCCCATTGATACTGATGAAGATGAAGAGAAGTCTGAATTAACCGAATAGATAAGTGTTGCTGTGGTTGAATAGCCTTTAGGGTTAATCGTTGTGACAACATGGGCATTGGTCTGCCCAATTCCGCTAACTACTGGTGCACCAACCACTGGCGCATTGTTCCCCTCAGCGGAAAGCACATAACTAATACGGAAAGATGTTGAAGCGCCAGCACCAAGTGTCGCAACTTTAAGGGCAACATAAAGACCTGCGTCAGCCTGAAATTCACCTATATTTCCGTAATATGTGCCCGACGAAGCAGATGTGTTACCAGCAGTCCAAATTTCTGATGGGTCGGGTGAGGAAAAACCACCCGCCTGTCGTGCTACACGAGCACGAGCATCAAAAGACTGCAATGCGATAAATGCGCCGTTACCCCAACGCGCTGTTGCTTGAGCCTCCGTTCCCTGACCTGTAACTGCGTTGCAAGATTGAAACATGCTTGTGTTTGCAGGCGCACCACCACAGTCGGGAACTGTTCCCGTGCCAGTAAAGTTGTCAGGGTCAAAACCACGACCGAAATACACATCAGAAATTTCTGATCCTGTCGTATTCGTAAGGGTGACATCGGTGTGAAGTGCCTGACCTGCCGTAGGGACGCAATAACGCTGCTCTACGCTTACACCGTTATACGGGCTTGCGCTAACCCAAGAAACACACTGCGAAGAACCAGATGATTGCGCGCTAGAAACAGAACCAGAAACACCAGTTTGAACATGATCGTTTTTGGCTATTGAACCGACTTTAAGTTGCCAACCCTCAAACGGTGAACCCGGACAAAAGAAGTCGCCATCATCTGTGGACGCCGTATTCCCCCATCCGTCCATCTCGCGGTCAACACGGAAACCCAGACAGTTTCCTGTATTTTGGTGAAATCCACTAGGAACGCTGGTTGAGCCGAACGCGCCGTTTGCCCGTACACCGACTTCCGCAAACTCTCCTTGTAGAAATCCTTGACCGTTTGAGATTGCCGTAAGGCTAGAAAATGTTGCCTGAGCGGGGGAAGCAAAAGGGACAAAAAGTGCGAGCAGGGACAACGGGATGATGCACGCAAAGAAGCGTTTAAGAGAAAATGACCGATGAAGCAATGAAGAACCCCGAGAAAGATTTTACAACATTTACTCCTCATTAAAAAATAGGTATTTTTGATGTATAATCTAAATAACTTTCAAGAAAGCAACAGAGGTTTAAATGGCTGGTGCAGGCGTTCGCTTGTTTTCCGCTGGTAGCCAAGTATTGGCATCGCAGATAAACACATACCTAATGGATCAGACGGTCGCCTATTTTGCTGATAGCGCTGCCCGTGATGCCTCGTTTGGTGGCGCTGGTCAGCCGACTTTAAGTCCGGGTCGTGTGTGCTACCTGTTTTCTGACAACAAACTTTACCTTTATGGCAACGACAATACGTGGGCGGAAATCGGCGCACAATTAGACGACAGCGAAGTCACTACAGCAAAGATTAATGACCTTGCCGTCACGACAGCAAAACTCGCTGACAACTCGGTTACTAGCGCAAAAATTGTTGACGGATCTATTGTAAATGCCGATATCAACGCTTCTGCGGGAATAGCCCTATCAAAATTGGCTAGCGGAACCGCTGCCCAAGTAGTTGTCCACAACTCTTCTGGTGTTCCAACCGCAACAACCGTAACTGGTGATGTGACCATTTCATCTTCTGGTGTTACAGCAATCAGTTCTGGAGTAGTTGTCAATGCTGATGTAAGTAGTTCCGCCGCTATTGCGTACTCAAAACTTAACCTAGCGAGTTCCATAACAAATAGCGACATCTCTGATACCGCGGCTATTTCCCTCACCAAAGTTGCCGATGTAACAATATCCACAAAAACAACAACACCATATGTGATAGCGTTAGGCGACAAAAACTCGTTGATTGAAATGAACCTCGCAGGAGCCAATGTGGTCAATGTCCCAACAAACGCATCCACACCGTTCCCAATCGGCACGGTCATAAACATCGTTCAATACGGTGCTGGCAAAACACAGATTGTTGCAAGCACACCGGGAACGACTTCTGTTCGTGCCACACCGGGTAACTATTTGCGAGATCGCTACGCAACCGCCTCATTAATTAAGCGAGGCACAGACGAGTGGTATTTGATAGGTGACTTGAGCGACACGTGATAAACCAATTCGGCAATATTGCTGGTGGAGGGAAATTTGTTACATCCCCAACTAGTGTCACGGCAACAGCAAGTGGTGCTGTTGTTAATGTTACCTTCGTCGCGGCAACTTATGACGGTAAAGAAATCGCCACATATACCGTTACTTCAAGTCCGGGGAATATAACGGCATCGGGTTCATCTTCGCCAATCACCGTCAACGGGTTGACTGCTAATACCGCTTATACTTTCACCGTCACTACCGACAGCACCTACGGTGTTACTAGAACCTCATCTCCATCCAACTCGGCAACACCTCCATATTTCCCACCCTACTTTCCACCTTTCTTCCCACCGTTTTTCCCACCGTTTTTTCCGCCATTCTTCCCACCGTTTTTCCCACCGTTTTTCCCACCGTTCTTTCCTCCTTTCTTCCCACCATATTTCCCACCATGTTTTGCTCCTTCGTGTGGTTCCTGTACCCCATCATCGTCATCTGGTGTTGGAGCACTCATCGGATGTAACATGCCGGGCTGTTTGAATGGCTGTCGTTATTACACAACCACAACGACATGCAGTTGTACGGCATGCACCAATGCCTGTGGTCAGGCAGGATCAGTATCAGCAGGATGCTCAACAGCCAACACGGGTTCGGTCTGTGTATAGTAAATTCCTGTATATGCTAGTGTAACTGTCAACAAATACAAAAGGAAAAATATATGTCTGAGACAACCCCAACCGCTCCAGCCTTCACGGCACCCGTAAACCATACGCATTACGCCTTCGTCGTAGATGGCGAACTAGGCTGGCTTCACTCAATAGACAATGCGCTTGAAGGAGCAAATGCCGTATTTAAGTCGGCACCAGTAATTGTTGAAATTTCAGAAGAACAATTCCTCAATTTCCTCAACGGAGCAATCCCCCCTTACGGCAACTATAAGTGGGATGGAGCAAACTGGACGCTTTCCACAGAATAATGAGCGCATGGCAGGAATATAAAAAGAAAATGGGGTCAACAACCCCATTAACTGCACTCAATCCAGATAATTACCATTTTGATGAAACTGTTTCAAATAGCAGATACGCGATCTGTGAATCATGTCCTAGATTCTTCAAATTGACAAAACAATGCAAAGAATGCGGTTGTTTTATGGCGATCAAAACAAAACTCAAAGAGGCGGAGTGCCCTTTAGGTAAGTGGTAAGTGAGATAATGTTCATATATGGCTTATCTCGGGCATGAACACATTTACGCGTTTGACAACTTCATAACTGAAGAGGACGCGTCCGAACTAATCAGATTCCATGATGAGGAATTTGAATGGGACGGAAGCATGTCGTGGGTCGCTCCATTAGAGCAATACAATGTCGGACCCGTTGTAATGACTGGCGCCTATGCGGAAGAAATTAAAAGAAGGCTCGGTGAATGGAAACCGACTTCAACACACCCGCTGAACGCTGTGTACGGTGAAAAAATTATGAAAATAGCATCTGCTACATACGGCAGAACCCTAGTCCACCGTTTGATGCCGTATTACAAAAAGTTTTTAGTTGGATCCGACCATGACCCACACGCTGACTGCGAGGCTCTTGATCAGGGGGTTGTTGATTTCATGCCTCGCTACAGCCCAAGCGAATTCAATACACCAGTTTTGATAGAAGTCGCAGCGAACCTATATCTCAATGATGATTTTGAGGGCGGCGAATTATATTTCCCTATGCGAGATTTAGTTATTAAACCAAAAGCACGTCAACTTATCCTGTTCCCGGGCGGTCACGAATATATCCACGGAGTAAAAAAAGTTATTAGCGGTGATAGGTGTGTGCTTTTTAGCCCCCTTACAAGCCCGCAAAGACTATTGCTCCACATGCACGCCTACAACACCAATCACCAACTTCAGGAAGTTCTCAATGAGCGAAAATAACTTATTCAACGGAACAACACCAGAAATAGATAAACCAACAATCAAAGAAATCATGGATATGCCCATGGAAAGTTTGGGCGGCGGTGTTGTCAGGTTCCCCGGCGTAGTAAAAATTGACAGAGAAAAAGTAAGCGCATGGTGCGACGCAAACGCAAAAAAGGCTCACGAACAAAGATGGACATACCATAAAGATCGTGACGGCGTAACCTACGCCACCAACGAAGACGGGAACAAATTCTCTCTTGAACAGATAGAAGAAGTTCCCGTCCGTCTGCTCAACCCCGTGGAAGAAGATACGGATCCTGAAATGGTTGAGACCTTCCGCTATTGGGAAGATCAAATATATAAATGTCTAATTAAATACATTGACGAATACCCAATGGTTCTTGGAACCTTGTGGTGGAGAAGCCGCGGGCACCTCATGCGCTATGACGAAGGCGACTACCTAGGTATTCATAATGATAACGACTCAAACTTTCGTTCAACAAAAGGGAAACGATATGTCCCTAAAGGGCAGATGCAGATGCGCCAAGTTGTCGCCATCATGCTGTACCCGAACGATTGTGTCAACTCGGAAGAAGAGTATGACGGAACAAACTATGTTGGTGGAAACCTTTTCTTCCCATACTTAGGCGTAGAGACAACGCCAAAACAGGGTGATATTTTTATTTTTCCTACTAACTACATGGCAACCCATGGCGTCAAAACCGTAACCAAAGGACATAGGTACGGATATCTAGAGTTTTGGTCGCAAGGAAACTCTGACGAAAGTGTTCTAATCAGTGTCGCAGAAGCCTCTGAAGCAGATGGTTGGTGTAGACCGCATTGGATTGACAACCTGTACGATGACTATCACAAATACTGTTTATATTCAGAATATTTAAATCCTGAGAAAGTTGATCGCGCAAATCCTGTCTATCAAAATCGCACACTTGAGGGGAAAGAGGGTCAAATGCAACCCTATTCGCATCACAGAGTTTTTGAAGACAATAAAGACAGAGGGAAAATAGATCCAGATGTTCTCATGTCCGACATTCAAGAAAGTTGAATTCGTTGATCTACTAGTTAATGCCCCATATTACGGGCATCTTCTCAATGTTTATGGTGCTGTAGGTTTCAAAAAACTAAACATTACCGAAGCACAACAACAAGAACTAGCGCGACGTCTAGGAGATTTCGCAAATTGGTCGCCAAACACACAGTCACCCAATTTTGTTGACATTCCATACTATGAAACACTTGAAGTTGAATTAAAAAATAAAAAATCTCGTAACGAATTGATCGTTGAGTGGAGCATGGGTATCACACGACAGTCTCCGATCGCAGGAGTATTGCTAAATAATGTGATTTTTCAGTGCGACAAGCGCGCTGGTTCCACCCTACTCATAGATATGAGAAAAGTATATGAATTGTTGAAACCCGAATGGAGACAATTAGTTGATCAGATTGAATGGGTTGACAAAGAAACAAATATTTGCAGACGAATGGTAGAACTGCATAGAAATACAAATCAAAAAATATTACTTTTTTCAACCGAATTTAGTGACCTCTCCAGTGACAGCCCAAGATATAAATTTTTCATCAATGGCATAGAACTATCGGACGAAGAAAAAATGATTTTATTGGAGATAATCAGTGGGATATTAGACATAATCCATATATGCAATTTAAATATTCTTGAAGAATGGAAATGGAACGAAAAAGATTTATTGATAGTTGATGGAAGTTGCATGCTTCAGGCAACAAAAGGCGGGTTTAAGTATGGGTCGCGCGTGATTCACAAACAGATATGCGTGGCGACTATTCCGTAATATCACCAAGCAAAACGTGATTCTGAAATACATTCCCAACATCTTCACGCAGTTTGCGCATCCACGAATACTGTGCATCCATTGATGTTGATTCCGAGTTGACATCTAAGTGTTGTGTCATGCCGTGGGCAAACCACGATAGATATGCAAAACGCACACCTTTTGTGATCGGCGAAACAGAGTGACACCCAATAAATGAAGACGGATATATCAGAATGCTTCCTTTTGGCGGTTTAACAGAAATAGCCCAAGGAGCAAAACCTATTTGACCGCCCTCGTAATCGTCATTCATTACAATGCTTGAAGTAAGTGTGTTATGTATAGGAAAGGTATTTATTTCAACGAAACTATTGGGTTCGTATGCGATTGCGCAATCCGAATGAGAACCAATATACATTCCTTCGTGGTACTCAATAAAATATCCGCGCGTCCGCCAAGTAACAGTCTCCATAACAACAGGAAATACTTTACAGTATTGAACAAGACAATCATAAACAGCATCTTCTAAACGTTTAACAAAAGCGACATCATCATCTGACATACCGTTGTACAAAGTGTTTGTATGACGAATCGGCAAGGATTTTAATGTTTCTTTATTAAATTCGTATCCACCATTATTTTTGACCGTAGAGGATTCGTCGGCGACATCATAAATTGTTGGCGGAGAGTTATCGTACATGCGTTTCATGAATGCGTCAAAAAACTCATCAGTAAAATCAACCGCATTCTCAAAAAGAACAATTCCACTACCCAAATGTTTCATTTTCATTAGTTCATCCTTGATGTCAAAGTAAAACCAAGATGTTCTGGGTCTTTAACATGAGCCGTCAAATAGTCACGGAAGTCTTTTCTTAGATTTGGCATATATACGTTTGTTGATCGTTGTGCTTCTTCCGCATCTGTTATCGGGTCAACAATCGTTTCATTCAACGAAGGGTTGGGGGATCCGTGGGAGTACCAGCCAAGATAACTATATCTAGTTCCACCCGTCACCTTTTTCACCTCATGGGATGCAATGAAGTTGGATGGGAACATCAAAATATCACCTTTTGACGGGGAATATGAAATATTTAAATAATCAAAAACATGTTCCCCACCACTAAATGTTCCGTCTACAACTTCTCCTTCAGGGACGCAGTCATTGATATACATGACAACCGAAAGGGTATTTTTTGTTGGCAGTTGCTCTTTCGGATGGTCAATGCCGTAAAGATAGTCAACACTTGAATCTGAATGTGTTCCTAGGAAAAGTCCACCCTTGTGGGTTGAATAAGACACAATATGTCCCTTAACTTTCCACCAAATATTTTTATATGCAAGCGGGTGAACTGTCATGTATGCGAGCAAACATTGATCTCGCGCAGACTCAAGAAACGATAATAACTCAATAACTTCTGGACGCTTATCCTGATGAGTGTTAGCGGCGCGTCGTGGCATCATGTCAACACCCTCTTTGTCAAAGATGTAACCGCTTCGGTTTATATAACACGGTTCGCCCGTCTCAGGGTTGATCCCCTCTGTATACATTTGTTCTCGTTCTGCAACAACGAACTCTTCAAATAGTTTTCTTGTGAAATCCCAATCAATTGAAAACGCATTTTTAAAGAGTATGACTCCACCACCCAACTCTTGTAGATCTATCCCATTAAATTTCATTTATATGTGGTCTTTCGCTCTGCTTTTAAAAAGTGTCAGTTTTTCTGGCACATTATTTTGATATTTACTAATGAGATACTTATCGTAGTCTTCTATAAGGGTGTCTAGCCACCATTGACCGCCAGAATGGTATTCGCCATCAGAAACAACCGGGTTGACCCCATGCTCTGGCGCGGGTGTGCCTTGGGCAAACCAAAGGAGGTACGAATATCGTGAACCTTTGGTTATTTCATGTATTTCATGAGCACCAAGATAATTGGCGGGCATCAAAACTATAGAGCCAGTATGAGGAACAATATCAATATCAAAATATGGGATGCTCATGTGCCCACCACTAAACCCATACTTACATTGGCTTCCGTCATCAGTACACGAATTAAAATAAACCAACGCTGATACAACATTGCGTGTTGCGTGATCTAGTTGAGGCATCGCCCCATACCGATAATTCACATCATTATCAGAGTGAAATCCAAGACTTGCTCCTTCGTCATAGCAAAGCACATGACCACCAGATTTCCACCACAAGCATTGAAGAATTGCGGGGAACATTTCTATATAGGCTAAAAGTGCTTGATAAACTCGGTCATCGCATTCTTTAAAAAATGGATGAGTAAGATTTTGTATTCTTACTGGCGAACGCTTGTAGGCATCAAGACCATAAATAAAACCGCCTTTATTGATCGTATGCAAAGGCTCCCCGTTGTCATCGTAAACAACGGTAAAATTCTCTGCCCTCCAGCGTTCTTTTTCTTGTTCAAGATACGAAATAAGGTCATCTTGCGGAACAGTTATAGCGTTTTCAAATAATACTGTTCCACCGCCTAGGTGTCTTCCGTTTGGGACTGTGTTGTTATCCACCAAAAACCTCGTTTAATGCTTCCAAAATAGTCGCCGTACTTTGATCGGTGAGGCGTTCTGATGCAAGAGGAAACTCTCCCCAACTGAATCTACGAATAACCCTACCAGAACCGTCTACAAGGAACTTTTCGTAGTTATGAGGAACACGGTGTAAAGCCTGATTGGCAAGGTTGTGCCCCTGAGATGCTTCCGCTGAATTATCTGCTCTGGTGTCACTGGAGATGCGTTTAGCGGTACCCTTCAAGAACCCAAAAAGTGGATGCTCGTTTTCCCCATTCACATCAACCTTCTCTGTGATTGGAAAAGTTACCCACGGGTAGGCACGCGCGACAAAGGAGGCAATTTCTTTACTGTTCGCTGGTTCCTGCCCACCGAATTGATTGCATGGAACACCAACAACCGAAAAATTCTCATACATGTCGTGAACGGTCTGTAATTCCCACAACTGTCTGGCTGTTCTCGTGTACGACCATATTGCGCTTGTTTTTGGAACATAGTTTGCTTTAGTCGCAATATTTACGATCAGGGAAACTTTCCCGCGCAAAGAACTAAGGACGTCATCGGTTGAACCGTCGGCGGAACCTATTTTCACATCATAAGCAGAGTTCATTTGAAGCACCACAAACTAGGAACAAAGAACTTAATACCAGAAATAACTTTATTTGTGTAATGCACAAATTTTTCTGTTGACGGGAAAAGGACAACCGTCCCTGCTTTGGGTTTAATTTTTAGTTTTTGATTCACAAAATTTAACTCCCCACCCTCATAGTCGTCGTTTAAATATAAAACAGATGAAACATCTCTTCTCGGATGACCGCTATTGGTTTTGAGATTGTATATTCCGTCATGATGTGCTTTTAGAGATTCTCCAACCCTGTAACCCAAAATGGAATAATCTGTCTCTAAAAATAAATCCCTGCCCCATAAATGCTGAATGGTTTGATGCATTTTTAGCATGATCGGATCAAAAACTTTTCTAATTGGAAAATTTTCGTGTGGTTTAAGAATTATGCTTGGCGGAGAATATTTGGTCGCTATATCAAACAGGTTTTCCCTAAATCCCAAAGTCCTGTAACCATCTTCCCCTTTCGCTTTTGAAATATTTACGCCATAATCACCGTGTGTAATTATTTGGTTTACTTCTTCAAGCGAAGAAACATCAATGAACCCGTCAATGATGTGAATACAATCAAAAGCCGCAGAACTCATTGCAAACACCAAAATTGAGTTACAAAAAATCGTACACCAGATTCAACGGCTTTAACATAATGAGTGTAGATCTCCGAAGATGGAAACAGGGCAAGCATGCCTCGCTTCGGGGATAGATTTATCCCAAGATTGGGGAAATGCAATGTCCCACCAGTAAAGCCACTATTCAGATATAGAACAGAACTTATATCACGGCTTTCGTATCCTGCTGGTGTAGCAAGATCTACTTTTAATCCGTCATAGTGAGCACGAAGTTCTTCACCTTGTTGGTATCCGCAAACATTAAAACCTTGTTCAAATCCGACTTGACGCCCCCAAATGAATTCTATTTGTTTATGGATTCTTTGAATATGGGGGAAAATTAAGTCATGCAACTCTTGATTATTCTCAATTAGTAGTGAAGGTTGTGTATATGTTTCACCATATTCGTCCTTGGTTGCTGAATAGAAGTTGACCCCATCGTCCGTCAATTCTTTTAGAATTGTGCGAGGCTGTTTCAGCAAGAACTTTTCTATGTGCTCAGCGCTAATGGCATCAATGAAATTATCAAATATATGCACCCCGCCAGATGTCGGATGATCGCTTTTCATACAGAAATAACCCCTGAAACATCAAGAACCGAATAGTCATTAATTATCATGCGCCCGCGAACATACCCACCGTCTTCTGTCAGATCCAAGGAAACATTTGCGATCATTGGGGTAGATACTTCATACCGCGCCTTAAATTCGCCGTTTTCTAATGAATATTTAATGTCGGCAGAATACTTGCCCTGCTCAATTTTTGCCTTGGTGTCAGTATTGAAAACAATAGACAGAGTCTCGTCTCCCAATGGGGTTGAGACAGTAACCCGATATGATTTTCCGAAAACAGGAGAGCCTGTTTCATAATGAAAACCATTAGTCAAAAGACCATGAGGCGGACACTCCTTACCCCAAACATTTACAATTAGAGACTGCTTTACACCTGATGACGCTGGTGTAGTGCCGTGAAGTTGGTGACCGGCATCAAAAATAATAAGCCGATTACTTTTATACTTAATTCGCTCACGAGTCTCTATCGGGCTACTTTCCAAAATCGGATCTATAAAACTTTTTTCCAACGACCCTATTGATCCTCGCTCCAAAAGAGTCGGGTAGAGTTCAAAAAAACCTGCATCCTCGTTGTTGTCAACACCCCACCAAACTGCCCCAACTATCGGAGTGCCTAGCGATTTGTCATTGACATATCTAGCCGTATCCGCATCAACATGGGGCTGTATATATTGCCCCTGCTGATATGTGCGTGTCCAATACTCAAACCCAACCACCTCATCAATGTTGATTTTCCCCTCAAAAATTTTTCTTATAAGTTTCTTTTTGAGGGTGTCCATAGGGCTTTTCCACCAACCATCCCAAAACATGTATGGTGAAAAAACCGAGCCGTTGGGATCGTTATACATGTTTGGTGACGACGCGACTTTTTCCCCCTCCCCCATAGAGGTAGGGAAAAACGACGGATCATCAAATATTGCGCTAAGCGTAATGTCGTCAAAAAAATTGTCTTGAATGAGCATATTAGTCCTTGACAACTATTGTAAGCCCATAAAATAGTGGGATATGGTAAACATTGCATAAATTATTGTGTTTTAATTCATGATGCCACTCCCAAGCAGGGCTGACAATCGTTTTATTATGATAAAGAAACGAGGAGTCAGAACTATTTTGTATAAGCATGACCCCACCAGAATTTAGTCTGTCAACATAGGTTGATGCCCCCAAAAAAGGGTTTTCCATATCAGAAGACCATCCAAGAATAAGGTCATACTGTGTGTCGGTGTCAAGTTCCAATTGTTGCCGTGTAACCGTCTTGTATGGCACATCTGGCAGAATACTGGATGTCCCTTTAGCGAAACGCTCATAGTACAAAAGTCTCTTAGA